AAGTTGTAAATCAACACCGCATCAAACGCCGTAGTTAAAGTTACGGTGGTATATGTAATTGAAGCCGACGGAGTAAAAAACGCCACACCTGCTGTTGCCGATGTATTTGTTGAGGTTGGCGCTGTTGCATTCGTTACTACCACGCCGCCAGCGCTATAGCCGGTACCAGACACTTCATTTACTGCTGTATACACAGTGGCAGAGGCATTCATTGTTGCTGACGCCAAGTACAAAGCAGCTTTAAGCGTATCTGTAGTTGGCGCAGTCAAACTGGTGCGCGAAACAAGCGTTGCGGTGCCAAGCTGATGTTCTCCTACCATAAGCTGTTGCATAAACGAGGTGCACATTGATTGTGTATTTGCCATTTGAGGCTCCTTTAAAAATTAACCGAAAGATGCGGCTTCGACTTTTAGCCCCACCGATTTTTTTAACTGAACATGTGCCGAACGGTGAACCAACTCACCCTCATGCCAATACTCGACCCACGTCGTGTGCTCGTGGTCATTATCAACGGAACCTTCTTTTTTCTCAAGTAGAGAGTCGTCCATGTCGCCTTTGGTTGTGGTTACAAGTGCCATGTCTTTCCTTTAAACAAGTCTAATGAGTGCGGACGTGCTGGTGTCAGCGGGCATCGTTACAGTGAAAGTGCTGGTTGATATTTTATCGTTACCAAAGTCTAAAACACAAACAGCACCAGTTGCACCAACCTTATAGATCAAAGCCCCACGAGCAGTGATTGCACCCGTCCAAGCTGGGCTTGCAAAACTAACATAGATGATGCTGCCAGTTGTGCTAAGAGCCGTACTGACTGTGGCCGCTACTACCGATCCTCCAGCCACATAATTACCGCCAGAAGCCTCACCATCAGTGGTGTACGCCGCAGTCAGTTGATTTAAGGAGGCCGAGTTTGTGTACAGCGCCAAACGAAACGTGTCCGTTGCAAAGTTCAACGTCCCGTTGATCAGCCCAGTGCGCAACGTATTGCAGGAGAAGTTGCCTGTAAAAGCCATCAGGTCACCGCCTGTCTGTACTGACCAGAGCGATACGCATCCTGACGCTCCATACCGTCACCCAAACGTTTGGCTTGTGCAAGGGCTTCTTTGTATTTGCCATCATAAACAGCAAGGAGGTCTGTCTCACCCTTCATGTAGGTGTACGCTTCAACCAGTGAGCCGTATAAGAGCACCGTATCAAAGTTATCGCCTAGCCATGACGTGCCAGCAGTCACAATAGACTCGGGGTAATAATAGTAGTGCAACTCAACATAGTAATTGGCATCAGGTGAGGGGCCAAGAAGAAACGTCAGTTCGCTGGTAATCGTACTGCCATTCACAGTGGGGCCAAACAGCGCATAATATTTAGGAACGCCTTTGTCGTTTGGCGTTGGGTACGATTGGCGAATAAAGTTTACGTCTTTGTTCAACAAATACTCGTATGTGCCCGTATTCAAGTCCGCGCCTGTAACGTCAGTAATAACTGCCAAAGAATAGGTGGATAAATAGTCATCTGGGGCCGACAAATACTTGCTCGTGGTCGATACCACACCTGTCATGTTCTTACGCAAAAACGGAAACTGCACCGTGTTATAAATGCGTTGTTCCGCTTGCTGAATAAAACGGTTAATCTGTTCGGTAGTCGTCTCTATTCCGCCACTGGCAAGAGTAAAGTCCGGAAAGTTATTTTCCGTATACGACTGTATGGTATCGAACAGTTGCGTGTAGTTCATATCAAGCCATCGGGCCTCTGGCCATCACACCCTTGGTAGCCGCGCCAGTACCGCGAATCTTGATACCAGTTGTCTTTGGTTCTTTGTATGGATCACGACTGATGTTGCCAACAGACATGTTTACATCATTGGCAGTCAAGCGATTACCGCCTTGATAGCCGCTGTTCTTAATGTCTACACCGGACTTGCCGTCCATAGTGTGGGGCGGTGCATAGACGCTGGCATCACCAACTTCTTTACCCATTACTTTTTTGCTGAATTTAGCCATATCAACCGCCTTTTTTCTGATTAGCTACTTTTGCTAAACCACGACCCAACTGCTTCATTTGCAAATTGGTTTTGCCGCCCTTGGCAAATTTAGTCATGGGCTGACCGGGATGTAGCTTTTTCTCGTGCTTATGCACGGCTCCAGCCACCATCTTTTTGTCCTGTTTTAAATCCGCTTTGTGCATTTCAAGCTCCTAAGTTACGCTTACCGTTACTGTACCAAGTTCTACTGCCAACACCAAGTTATTTGGTGTTAAAAGAGTGTCAAACCCACTTGCCCCACCAACAGGGTTGTATCCCCACTGAAAGACCCGGCTACCCCCTTCTGGGTACCCAAACGCCTCTAACGTATCGCTGTTTGTTTTTGTAATCTGCAAACCACTTTGACCGGACACTTCATAGCTCACATCTGGACGTGGGTCGCGTACGGCTTGCGGGTCATTGACTGGGTACATACCCAACTGCAACTGCGGCTGATCAGGATCCCAGCATGATGGGCACACCTTGATATTAAATGGCTTGGTCTTGACGATCTGTGTCTTCAATTCCTTGAGCATGTACCTCTGCGAACATCGGTCGCATTCAGCAATTGCATGTTTGCCTGATGCAAATTTACTAGGCATAGAACATATTTCTTGGCACGAATCTCAACGGAGAGGTATCGCGGTCTTCTGACTGGGCTAAGTCCCACTGCTGTTCGTATTCGGCCTTTAGACCCATTACGCGCTGGGGGTCAACATCTGGCAACTTCATGCTCAACAGATAGGCCAACCCAGCCACCATACAGGGGATAAAACGGAACGGAATATCTTGCACGGTCACGCCCGTACCAGCATCCTGAATACGGCGCATGCGGTAGTACACAAACATGTATTGGTCACCGGGGGCATTAGGTGTCGGCCACACGTTGATTGCAGGCAAGTTTTGCACGGTGATAGCCGCGCCAGTAGTATGCGCTGCGGCAGTCGTGCCGTTTTGCCCACGGGCACAATTGAGCAGTTGATTGTTTACTGGGTCAACGTTGGGGTAGCTGATTGTCTCGTTATCAATCTTGATAAATCCAGCAGTAGTCAGACTGTCCACATTAGACAACGTGATTGTGGTAGCTGTAGATGAAATAGTCCCGTTAAGGGTAACCGTAGTGCTGTTCTCTTGACCAGATTGACGGTTGTACCAAACCTGAATTGGACGGCCTTGCCCCAACTTGTTTGGCAGGCTCATGTACGTAGATTCAGAAATGCCGCTGATGTTGATGTCGATCTGGTTAGACGTGCCGTTGCTTTGGCGGATTACCATGTCTAGGAGGTTGATTGTGTCGGTGGGCATGGGGTAGATAGCCTGACCCGTCACCATTGGAATCTGGCCCTGTTCTACAGTCCAGAAGTTTAGACCACGGTTTGCCCACTCAATCGTCAACAAGTTCAGCGAACGACGAGCGGTACGGAAGTTATAGCCCGTACGCAGTTCTTGACCGCAACGCTCAAACGCCTCTTCAATGAGGTCGTTCATGTCGAGATCAAAAGCTGTGGTGCCGGTGGTCTTAGCCATTATCTATATCCTGCCGTTTTCTTTGCAATTGTTTTGGGTTGGGCTACGAATTGTTTCCCTTTAGCTTTGCCAGCACGTTTTGCACGTGTTGTCGCAGCGTACTCAGAAGCGCTGAGACTTTTGATCGCAGCTTTTGGAAGGTATCTTTCACCAGTGTCAGAAGATTTTTTACCACTTTTAGTTGTCCAATCTTGTTTGCCCCAGTCCTTGAGAGACTGTTGCGGTTTAGCCAACCCACCACCGGCCATTTTCTTACTTGCGCAATGTGCCTTTTCTGAGAAACCTTTTGGGGCATCACAGTTTATGGCTTTCTTGCGTTTGTCAGACCATTTCATTTATAGCCACCACCTGCGGCTTTATAGCGTTTGGCCATTACCTGCGCTTTTCTTGCGCTCCACTGGCCTGCACCCGTGCCAACGATTGCCGCAGCTTTGACGCTGTTGAAGATACGTTTACGCAAGTTAGGTTTTGTGTAGTTGCC